GCCCCGGAGATGCAAGGCCATCTTTTCTTGTGTCTCCGGGCGGGGTAATCTTTACCCCGGGTGCTAAATCTCTATAAAAGGTCGAGATTTAGCTCGAAGAAAGACTTCCATCCTTCTCCGACTCTACGCATTTCTGCGTAGGCGGGTGGGATATAGTCCCAACTCGAACTATATCGAACCCTTAAACTGGTTCGGTTACCTTCATTAGAACGAATGGTAACCTTACCAGCCCTAAGAGTACCTGCTACTGCCGCCAACAAGACTGCCGGGTTGTTTGGAATCCAACCCCTTAGTCTTGGAGGCTTCATCTCAACGTCTGAAACGTCATAAGAAGTAGTGTGCCTATATACAAAGCGGTATTTCAAGCCGCCAGTATAACGGTTAACACGACGACGAATGACACTGCGTTCAGGGACCTTAATTCCGGCATCATCCATCTCATCGATTGGTACCGGTAGAAACCGGACTGAATCTTTGAGATAGGATATGGTACGGATTAAGGGAACTTCCCAAATCGCAGACCATCGGTTGAGACGGTTGATCGCAGAGTACACGTCACAAGACGTCTTTAGTGTCTTTAAGTAGACACCTCTGACGTTGCGGCCACAAAAATAATCGTGACCACATGACTCGCGAAAAAGTCCTGTATTAAAGGACTTGTCTACGTTAACGCTGAAGCCACAAAGAGATAGCATCCGTACAAGAAGGTTATAAGCCTTCTCGAGGCAGATGATATCATCGCCAAAAACGGCGAAGTTGCCCAGCGAAAGTCTACCGGGATAACGGATCGGAAGATCCATTACTCGATAGGTCCCGTAAACTAAAGCAGTGAACAAAATCGTCTGTAAGGGAAAAGTAAAAGCATTCCCCATCGACGATATCATATGCAACTCCACCTCAGCTCCACCTGGAAGGGTGGTTACTGGACACCTACACATCTCAAGTAGTCTTACGACTTCCTTGGGAAACATGTAGTTGACCAAACTGAGAGACATTGAGTCTGATGCGGAAGAAAGATCTATTGTTCCAAATCTTCCGTCCTTGGACCCAAGCCGAGCTAGTGCTCGATTCTTATCAGGTTGCCGGGAGAGACTGATACCACAAGTCTCGACCAGCCCCTGTTCTAGAACCGAGGCTATACCCTTCTGAAAAAGCATATTCAGAACGGGCTCGGTGCATATGGTTCTGCTTATTTTCGTTGTCTTAGGTACAAAACTAAGGCGGCTTCCCCGTACTATCTCCTCTCCTCTAAACTTCGATCTGATAGACTCAACGTCAGACCAAAGAGGGGATCGAGAGACAGCCTGCTTAAATAGTACATGCAGTAGAGAGCTTGTTGCTGCCATTGTCGAGGTTCCAACTTTCGAAAGAAAGTCAGTTCCTCTACTACCAATGTTAGCACCGTTGCCTAGTCCAAAGCGCGATGTGATTTCAGCCAGAGTCAACCTACGAAGATTACCCGTAAGTTGATTATCTGGATAAAAGAAGCGATAGATAAAATCTTTCGCTTCACAAAGCGCGATGTATTCGACTTCGGACATCTGCTCGATAGCCGGGAAACTACCGCGACACTTTTCATTTATTTCAAGGAAAAGCGTCAAAGCAGCAGCATCCGCATCATCTTGTTTCTCATCCATGAATTTCTTCAAGAATGAGTTACGTAATGATGTAAACGCATACTGCTTTATGGTAATACCGGCGTAGGGGCTCATCGCTCCATTATCGCCAGATGAAACAAGATCTGAAACGAGTAAACTGGACAAGTCGTCAGCGTTAATACGCATGGTAACCTCCGGTCACTCAGCATCATTAAACTGCTCCTCAATCGCAAGCAGCTGCTAGCAGGAAAACTCTTGTACGTCTCTGTTAAATAATACCAGAGACTGCAGAATCTCCTGCTCCAGCCGACTGTTGAGAGAGGGCGCCAATGTGTGCTGAAAGCGCAGCACGAATATTAGCAGCGTCAGCAGTATCCGATCCAGCAGGCACGTCAATAACTGTCGTGATTTGCATGGTGGCATATGGCTGACCTGTTAAAGGCAAAACACCCTTCCGGGTGATTAGCTTATAAGTGTTACGCGGGACCTCCTTCACAAGACCAGTCACCGGATTCGGTTTTCCCAAAAAGCGGAAAACTTTAGGCCGGAAGAAGGTCAACGTGAAGGGAGAGGCAACCGAGTGCGTAGTCACGCCAGCTTGGGTCCCACCCAGAGCCGTCACTGCATTCTGTTTGCCCGTAATATCGGGCGCAACGTCCGCAGTTAAGGTGTAGGTCGGACTCGTAAAGCCAGTTTGCGCAGCACCCGTAATCGGGGTCGTTAGTGTGAATGACATTTCGATCCTCAAGAAGAATACGAAGCGGCTTGGCGTCAATCATGGGACCTCCTTGGGTTCCACGGTTTAGGCTTTCGCTGCGGATGAAGTAAGTTAGCTTGGGCTAAAAGCGCTGCGCAGTTACCTAACTGCCCATCACTTAAGTCAAAGTTGACCTGAAAGCGCGGCATAGGAACCGCCGTAACTTTCGATCTACTAACTGACTTCGACGTAACAAAGTGCTCATCTTGACCATCTCTGAAAGGACTGACCAGCGTCCAATTCGCCCCTGGTGGGTTATCGGCATCAAGAAGCTTGACCTTTCGGCGGTTTATTGCCCAAAGGACCTGACTTCTCGACCCGTAATCCCAGTTGGGGTAAGTTGTAACAGCTGCGTCCAACAGATCGCCAATATTGGCAAAATAGTCAATGAGAAACGACCAAGGGAGCAATTCCCAAGCCGCCGGTATGAATTCCTCGGGGCGAAAACCCCAAAGAGTGGAATCATACCAACGGGGCGCTTCTGCTCGAATACGAACAGCGGCACGATACCGTATGAGGACTGTTTCAAAGGTAACACCGTAGGTGACGCGAAAAGCGCCATCGCCGGTGAAACCAAAGATAGAACCTGGTATGTTATACCAGATGCTACCAGTCTTATCATACAGTTTCTTAACACCCGCAGAAATTCTGAGGGTGTTACCCGTATTCTTTCGGATGGTTTCCTCATAAGCCTGAACGGCCGATTGACAGTCGTTCAGGAAAGGTCTCCACCCGAAAGCTTGCTCGAGCCAGACATTACTGAGATCCTTCGTCCACCCTTTGGGATTGGCCTTCTTTCTTTTACCTAGAAGACCAAGGAAATTCCCAGCGAGTTTATGGAGGCTTTCAGTAGGCCTGCGAAGCATATGTAGCGTTTCACCAAGTTCGCCCAGAAAGACAAGGCCTTGCATCTTCCTTGTCACACTGTGCACCTTTTTGTAAAACGCCGCACGTGCTAGATTTTCAACAAAAGTCGGATCTTGGGTCGGTACATAGGGTCGAAAGGAATGGTTGGAGTTTGTAATCATCCAATCATGCCAAGCTTCCCGTTTGTACGTAAGCCCAACATTCGGCCCCGTTCCAGTCCAAGACTGAGAAAGCAGGGGCGATGGTTTATACTCTATAGTATCCCATCTAGCGGTTAAGCTAGACGTTGCATCTTGACCACTCAACAACTTGGCTCGCCAGTTAGGGACACGGTCGCCAGTCCGGGTACGGGTTATAACGCAAGCAGCGTTAGTAACACTATACCCAGGCTGTGCCATCCATGACCCCCAACCACGAGTCCAAGAAGTTGTAGGAAAAGAACGCGTAGATACTTTAGTGTATGCCATCCTAAGACCTTCTTACTAATTTTTGAAGATCTTAGCAAGACTTTTGACTCCCTTTGCAAGGGAGTCCACACCTTCCGCAGCTGCTTCGACATTTGTCGCCGCAGAGGCAGATGAGTTCTGAATATTCAGAACCTGCGCCTGTATGGCGTCATTCAATGCAGAAACTGCCCCATTGCCAATGATGTATGCGCCGCCGGAAAATGTAGCAACGGCAGCGGATACTACCATTGCCTTTAGGAAAAGTTCTTTCATTGTCTGACTCCTTTCAGGTGGTGTGGTTAAATGGTAGAAGTTTCTCAAATCCTCCTCCCGAGATCCACTTCTGCAAAGAGACCGCATTGGTCTCGATAACAGAAGCAGATCTCTTCAAGAGGCGGAAGCCCTATTCCTCGGGCTATGGGGTAGGACCCCACTAGGAGAGAGACCTCACGGTCT